GGAGAGGGTAGTGTCGCCCGAAGCGGCTGTCGAAGCAGCAACGGCAAAGTATATAGGATAAGCAGTCCCGCCAACGGCAGAAACGGCAACAGGTGTCCCCGCAGGTAAAATCCCGCCAATAGCAGGAAGAATACCCAATGATGCACCACTTGTCAGCTTATCTACTATTTTCTTCCACACGGGCACTCCACCGCCCACTGTGGTAGTTGTAGAACCATAAGTGTTAAACATTTGTTAATTGTTTTAGTTAATAATTACTTCTTTTGTCCCTTCTCCATTTTTTCTTTGAACTCTTTTAGCCTTGCTGTGGTCTCTGCGGCAGATTGGTTGTTGTCCGTTCCGCTGCGTGGTACTGAACCTTCGCCATACGCTTTTTTAAATTCATTGTCATAGATCGGGATACATTTTTCGGCCAGACTCTCGGCTGTATCACCATCGGCTATCTCTACCTTTGCAAGTGTGTTTTCAAGAATATAATCCTTGTCCGCTTTCTTTGCTCTCAGTAGTTTTGCCGTGTCGTTCCTGATAGACAACATCCTGTTCTGCTTTTGCGATTCCTGAAATTTAGCCTCCATCTCGGAAACTCTTTTCAGCACATTGTCAATAGGATTTTCTATTGGTGCAGGTACGATTGGTGGTGTTACGGGCGGAACAAACGGTTTTTCTGTTTGTTTCTTTACGATTGTGGCCACTTGGAACGAGATTTGCCCATCAAGTGTTTTGCATAAATCAACGCCTTCTTTAATAAAGTCATCGGTAATTTCCGATTCTTCTTTTATGGTTTTGGCTTTGAAAGCAGCAATTGCCCTTATTGACTCATCTGTTAATGAACTGTTTTTCAGTCCTTTTTGTAACTTTAAAAAGATTTTTTCTTCCATTGTTGTTATTTTAACTTTCACGATTTATTCGGAAAAGTATATTATACACCTAAATTAAGCACAAAGATAGACAAAATCTATTTAAAAAGCAAATTAATTAAAAAATTTTTCTTACCTTTGTATAAACTTTACTATGTGGAGAAATTTGAAAAGCATAAAACGACATCCGGACAGAAAATACTTACCAATGAGTATATACAACATTTACGGTCTTTAGAGAAGTCCGCAAAACATATCATCCTGCAAGAGGGCGGACAGGAGTTGGCCGCAACATCCGAAGCAGACATTACCTTTTATGGAGGTGAGCGAGGCGGTGGAAAGTCTTATCTGGAGATATTTGAGGCTATAAAGGATGTTGGGAATAGTAACTTCAATGCGTACATATTCAGAAAGGAAAAAGACGACTTTAAGGCACTGATAGACATAAGTAAGAACCTATTAACTCCATTTGGGGAATATAAGAGGTCGCAACAGACTATGCAGTGGGACTTTACGGCAGGTGGCTCTTTGAAATTCGTATATTATAAGGATTCGTCTTATGAGGAATTTAAGGAGAGGTTTCAGGGCAGAGAGATACCGTATATGGGCATAGACGAAGGTACGCAGATGCCTTACAAATATTTCAAGTATCTGATGACTTGTAGCCGTAACTCAAAGAACATGCGTAACCGTATTCTTGTCACCTGCAACCCTGACCCCGATAGCTGGGTGGCGGAGTTTCTCGATTGGTGGATAGGTGAAGACGGTTTGCCAATAGACGAGCGAAACGGTAAAGTACGATACTGCTTTATGGAGGGAGAGGCCGTAGATGGTATCTACTGGGGTGATACGAGGGAAGAGGTTTATGAGCAATGCAGCCATATCATTGACAGGTATTGGAGAGAGGAATATGCTGAGTTCGGAAAGAAGGAGGATATGTTTATCAAGTCCGTCACTTTTATACGAGGCAGGCTATACGAGAATAAGATACTGCTAAAGTCAGACCCGTCTTATATCGCCAATCTCGTTAATCAGGATGACGAGCAGAGGTCAAGGGATTTGGATGGTAACTGGAAATATAAGGAAGTAGGTACGGATTTGATTTCCAATATCGATATGGATGAGTTCTTTAGCAACACTCCACAAGATAAAGGATTAGGTTATGTAACCTGCGACCCTGCGTTACAAGGCGGTGACAATGCCGTATTTTGGTATTGGAAAGGTTGGCACTTGTCCGAGATGATGGTGGTAAAGGTGGATGCCAAGACTTTGGTTGAGAAAGCTAATAACTTTTTGGCGTTACACGGAGTTACCGAAGACAGGTTTGCCTATGATGTGAACGGATTAGGTCAGTTATTCAAGGGTTGGTTTCCCAATGCAGTGGCGTTTAATAACAATGAAGTCCCTACCAATGGAGATAGAACGATATACGAAAACCTAAAGTCAGAGTTTGCCTATAAGTTGGTGCAGAAATTCAAGGCGAGGGAGTTAAGTATAGACCCGATGTTGCTTGACAGACGGTTTGAGGTAGGTAAGGAAAGACGAAAAAGTGTCAATGACGCACCGAGCAAGAAAAAGTCTATGACCCTGCGGGAGATATTAAAGAAAGAAAAAAAGGCTTTGCGCAAATCGGACAAGAATACCGATAAGAACTGGGCTTTGATCAAGAAGGTTGAGATGATAGCAATGTTACGGTGGTCGCCCGACTTTATCGAATCCATGCTGACAAGAATGGCTTTAGAAAAAGAGGTTGTAAAAGTAACGGCAGTAAAGGTAACGGGATTATGGAGATGGTAAAGATAAGAAAAGTAGCAGACCAAAGGTTCACATTCATTTGTCCAGCTTGTAATAGCGACCATATTTTTGATGATAGGTGGGAGTTTAATGGCGACTTTGAAAAGCCGACACTTTCCCCTTCTTATAAACAAGAGGGTTGCTTAAATGGGGCAGAAGAAAAATATGGTATTTGCCATTCGCACATTAAGGATGGAATGATTTCTTATTGCCCTGATTGCACACACGAAATGGCAGGTAAAACAACAGACCTTTTAGAATACGACAATTAAAATTAAATGATATGGCAGCAGACACAATTAAACTCAAAGAGGTATTAACCAAAAAAGCCTTCACCCGCATAACCCCATTCGGATATGGGCTGGGTACAATATCTATTTTGCCCGAAGATTTCGGCATAGACAGACCGCAATGGAAAGTAGTGACTCAGGCCGATTTCCTGCGGGAATATTATCCCGATGGACACCTGATAAATGACCCTGCATATTATCCCGACAAGGTTAGTATAGACCCCGAAACAAAACGGCCATACGAAGAGAAAGTCTTTCGATGCAACTTCGCCTTTCAGAAGATAATCGCAACCAAGCAACTGATACACCTTTGCGGAAATGATGTCAGATTTGAGCTTGCCGAACCAAAAGAATCGCAAGGGCAGATAAACGATTTCTTCATGTACAAGAAAGGCTGGCAGATGAAACATTCTGAACACGCTTGGTACTTGCTTGCCAAATCCGTCAAGATCACAGGAGACGGAGCAGTGGCAGGTTATCTTGATAATGGAGTATTCGGTTGGCGTAACTTCTCCTTTATGACGGGAGACAGGCTCTATCCGCAATTCGACAATCTGAAAAAGCTCAAACTCCTTGCGAGGGAATATAACTCATACGATGAAGATGGGAAAGCCGTAACTTCATTCGTGGAGGTATGGGATAAGGTAAACCATACTACATATAAAAAGCCGTTATCGGGTATAAAAGCAGGAGCTATCAAGGTGTTGGAAGTGTTTGGTTTAACAGGATATGCGTTGGTTGAGCAAAAGGCTCACGGGTTTACTTCCATACCAGTGGTTTATCACAGGGAAGATGACGGTGCCTGTTGGTCTGATTCGCAGGATTCGTGCGACAAGTACGAGATAGCAGTATCTCACCTTTGCCAAAATAACCTCGCCTATGCCTTTCCTATACTATTCTTAAAAGGCGAAAAAGTAGACATACAGGGCAGTAACGACATTTACAGGCCAGTCAAGGCTATTACGGGCGACAAGGATTCGTTGGCTTCGTTCCTGAATACCCCAGACGGCAGCTCTTCGTTCGAGTTGCAGCTTAAGATACTTATCAATAATATCTTTATGGGCAGCTTTACCGTATTGCCTCCTGATGTCAAGAGCAGCGGAGACTTACCCGGAGTAACAATCAAGTTACTTTACTCTCCTGCGATTGAAAAAGCTATGGCCGATGCTTCTGAATTTGACCAAGCCATTGCCGATATGACCACAATCTTTGCGCACGGGTACGGTTTGGAAGTAGACCGTATGACAGCATTTGTGAACTTGCCGATTAACTCTTGGATTGAGCCGTATGTGCATCAGAATGTTGCAGAACTGATGCAGAACTTACAACTTGGCGTTGTTGGCGGGTTCTTATCGAAAGATACCGCTTCGGAACTGACACCGTATGCCAAGAACGATGAGAACTTTAGGCTTATAAAACAGGCAGCAGCAGAGAATCAAGCGGACTTGCTTACCGATACCAATCTGAATAAACCCGATAAACCCGTTACGCCCGTAAAAGTTATGCTATGAGCGATATAGATAGTGCAAAGTATTATGCCAAGAGGCGTATAGAGCAAGAAGATGCGATGTCAAAGGAACTGTTGAAGGCGTATCTTTATGCTTTCAGCAGAGCCATTAAACTTACTGCTTCGTCTGGCGTATCTCCGTCTTATTTTGCCTTCTCCCGTAACCTGCAACTGGATGCCAAAGTAGATAAGGTAATGGACAAGTTGGTTGCTGACTTATACGCTATAATTGAGAAGTATTCATTTAAAAATATGGAGTTAGCCAAAGCGAAAAACGACAGGGAAGATGAGGTCGATATAGTGGGTTACATAAATCGCCCGATAAAAGGTTTAGATTTAAACGGTAGGTTGGCGGGTTACTCTGATAACGCTAAGTTGGAGTTTGAAGCATTCATCGGAGCAGGTCTAATCCTATCTAAACCCGTTAATGCCGTTATTAGTGAATTTGGAGCTTATTTTAGCAATCCTTATGGCTCACCGCTACTGCGAGAGGCTTGGTCGGACAAAGCGGCTAAAATCGCCGCAATTCGGCTTTTATCAAAAGGTATTAGTTTTGGTGCTGGTAAATATGTTTCAACTTGGAATAGCTTAGATAGGTTAGGAAGGGCTACTACCAACTACGGATTTAATTTTGCGGACAATGCCTATATGGGGAGAAGCGGAGCAATAGGGTATATCGCCTACCGTGGAAGCAATTATCCGTGCCAGTTGTGCGATGATAATCGTGGCTTTCACCCCATAAGCGATCTAACCTTGCCTGTGCATTCGAGATGCGTATGTTATGGAGTTCCTATATATGCTTAAAAATATCACTAAAAATTTCAGATAGTAGCTTTGTTCTTTCAAGGGACTGTATCATTCTCAACTTCCTCAACTCATTTTTCTTGTGCTGTCTTTTTTTGACGGCACTTTCTGAATGATAATATGCCCGCTGTTTTTCGTTTTTAATTAGTTTTTCTTTGAGATAATCCTTCTCCTCTTGTTCTTGCCTAACATATTCGTTTGCACGGGAATCTTCCTGTGCTCCTCCGCAGACCTTACATAGAGTATAGTCTATCTGCGTAAATTGGTTATACGACATTGTGCAATTATCGCAAACATATTCTCCACAATCTCGGCATTCGTATTCAGTTTCCGCCCCGCATATATGACATTTTCCCATTTTATTTGATGTTTATTTGATTATCTTATTTCCAAAATACTTTTAATTTCTCGTAACTGAGTGAGCGTACAATCGGTTCTTGTTCCATATCTAAAGTAGTTATATATAAAACGATATAATTCCGCTAATTCTCTTCTGTCTAAAATTTCTTGCTCGCTGAGATAAAGTATAAAACTAAATTGTGAATAAACCTTATCTTCGTGTCGTAGCGTCTCTTTATTAATATGCAATCTCTCATCTTCTAATAAATAAAAATACTTGTTTCCTATTTTTGAAACGGTATATTTTTTGATATAAGATTCTCCACCTCTATTTTCGACCTCCCTATATAGCGTTTGCCCCATTTCAATGTTATTTGTATCCATCTTATTTCACCCTCCTATTCTTTAATAATTGTTTAAAAATTCCATCTACGGTTCTCGGCTGTCTGGCAAGATACCGCCTCAATGCTGGATACAAATCCTTTTTATGTATAGGCATAACTATCTCAAAAGCCTTAAACACTGTCTTGTACATCCCATATATGGTCGTATCTGATAGTTGCAATTCTGCCGCAATGTCTATTTCGGGTGTATTCTTAACAAGCAAATCTATAAATATCCACCACTTAGCAATATTCTTTCTGTTGCCGGATAGGATTGTATTGGTAAGGACCGTAAACTGTCGGTTCCTGTACTTACACACATAGGTATTCGGTATAGGATGGACATAAACTTTTGAATCTTTACGAAATGGACTGATAACTCCATTAGGCCATCTAATCCCTTCCAAATATGTTATTACTTCTGTTGGTGTCATATTATTATTTTTGGCTGTTTATGTTAGATACCATTATAAACCATTTCTTTAATTCCTCTGGCATTCTTTCCGCCCTTACCTTAGCATCTATCTCTTGTTGCCTACCAAAGTTTTCATACCATAATCTATGCTTCTCTTCTTGGTATTGCTCAAAAGTTAAGGGAAATCTTACCGATATGCCCTTACTTTGGGTTTTAAGTTCCTTATTCAATTTTAGTGTTTGCAGAACCATCATCGTAATCATATACACTGCAATCGGAATGACAAATAAATATGCTTCCATAATTATATCTTTTTTCTTATATCTGTAATATACCATATCGAGCAGAATAATACGCCAAAGCCGAGTGCATTATACACATATCCGTCCGATTCTAAATCATTAAGTCGGCATAAGCCAAGCAAAAAATCATTTGGCGTACCTAATACAAATTCAAAAAAACTGTTTTTCATAATATTAATTACAGTAGGCTTTGTTCGTCTCCACTATATGCGAACCTAAGGCATCCGTCCATTTAATTTTCAACCAAATATAGTTTAAAAAATAATATCCTGAAATAGCTGTATAGGTAGTGGTGAATGCTTTCTGTGTCGCGCCGTCCACGACATAGGTATTCGTCAACCTTAAAGTTGCTCCCAAATGTAGCCCGTTTTCCCAGTACCACTCGGTTGTAATAATTACTGGTTTTACTTCCCCTGTCAGACTGCCGGTGAATGTACATGTCAGCGTACTGACGTTAAACCCGCCTGTCGGTTGTTGTGTGATTGCCAAATCTAATTCGGTTGGCTTCGGCTCTTTACTACACGACAAGAGTAGTGCGCTCAAAAATAATAATGTAAAAATCTTTTTCATAATGTGTTTTTAGTTAAATGTTAAATTCATAGGATTGCCAATAATTATCTTGTCGGCATATTTTATATCCATAACAAGTTCGTACTGACTTTGATTTGTTTCTATGTCCATAAGGGTTACCTTGATTCCTCCTTTTACAATCTCTAATTTCTTGATAAACATTTTAGGCTCTTCTTTTTCTTCGTGCATATCGCAGGAATGGCCTTGGGGGGTTTCAATATGTAAATAATTTTTACGGCAAACATTAATGTGACGACCACCAAACCTTGCATCTTCAACTCCAGATAACATGTTTTTACATTCAAAACAATTTTTTCTTTCATATCGTTATTATTTGTGAGGATTACATACTTTAAAAAGCTTCTGCCATACTTTTCTATCGCATCAATCGCTTCCTCTTTAGTATCAAAGTTATTATACGGGATATCTGCCTCGACTACATCAATGGGGATAGAGGGATGCCGAACCTGTTCAATATATGTTATTGTATAAATCTTATAGGCATTTTTATTTTTTTTCATTGTGTTTTGTGTTTTACTTATTTTTTACAAATGTAATACAATATTTTTAATATGCAAATTTTATTTCAAAATAATGTAAAAATATTTCAAAATAATTATTAGTTAAATTCTTTAGATAACAAACTTTATCCCCCAGCTCCTACCATAGAAACTCAGAAAGATTAAAAGATATTGCCTCAATATATCTAACTGACTTAAAAAGCACTTCCGCCCCCTCGCTTAGTTTACCATTTCTAAGCTACTTTTGTCGCTCATCATTCCATTTTTAGTCGAGCTGGTCGTATGTTGTTAGTTGAAACATTGCACACAATTTTGAATGATGTCTTTTCTTGTCTATGGCATTATTTCAGTAATTGAGTACCGTTGCTTGGTTGCTATTTTTGAACCAATCACAAAAGGAAAAACCGAAACTCTTTGGACACCTGCTAGGGCATTCCTGAATTTCGGTTTTTATTTATCCTTTGTGTTGATAAATCAATTTATGGCTGGAACACCCTAGCGATGCAAAGGTACGCATTTTATTTTTGATTTGCAAATTTCTACTTTACACCTTCATTTGCACCTTCACTTACACCTTCATATTCCCGCATCAGCTCTGCAAAAAAACCTACGCCCAATTCGTTTCTATCCTCTATTCCTTTACCCAAAAGCCAGATCGCCATTTGTTCGCTAACCTGCTCGGGGCAAATCGCATATCTCTCGGACTTGTAGTTACAAAATGTGATTTGTAGTTTGTCAGGGAAAGCATTGAATAAAGTCCAAAATTCAATCGGAAAGCGAAAGTCGGAAATAATATAAGTGTCTTTCGTATCACAAGTGTCCATATCGTTAAAGATCGTATCGGCAACCTTCTCAGCGAAAAATTCCTGCCCGTACACCCTCTTGAGTTCCCTGCCTAAATCGACCATGAACTGCCTGTTATCGCCCAGACCTTTCCATTTCGTATATTCCTCTTCATCTCCTTTCGGAATGTAAAACATACCCTCCGTAACATCACGCAATGACGCTGCAAATTTAAGCAGCTTTACCTTTTCGGCTGGGTGCTTTTTTATGTACTCTTTAGCGAAATAATCTTTTCCGCTACCAATCACACCTGTTAATAAAATTATTCTCATTATGTATTATGGTTTTTCTATTGCGTTTATTATAAATTCCCTCAAATCACTTGCGGTTATGTCATCCTCAGTTTTTAGGTCTACAATAAAAAACTTAAGGTTAAAATCGAACTCGTCAGGGAAATACCTTGTGAGTATCTCCCTCGCCTTTCTTAATTCAAATTTATTTATAAACCAATGACAATTTAAATATCTCCGCACTTTATCTACTATCCTTTTATTCATCTATCTCTCTCATTTATTATCTATAAAATGGTACAAATTGCATCTTAACAGTCTTAACCTCGCTGTCGTCTATAAGTGCATCAATAATCCAATAGCCTTTCATTGCAGACTTGCGTGTCTGTCTCATCCAATCCGATTGATTCTGCATACACCCGCCAAGAAAAGCGTGTACATTGCGCAAAAAGAAATACCCTGCCTTATGGTCATGTCCTGTGCCTATGATCTGCGGCTTCTGTCCGCCCTCATAAGCTTCGATAATCTTCTGCACTCGGTAGGATATAGCATAAGAACCGCCGCCATCAAGTCCGTGAGTAAGTTCGTATCTCGCACCGTTCAAGTATATAGTGCCATAGTTCTGACCTAAATAATTCAGGTTAGGCAAGGTATCGCAAAGCTCCTTTACGATATAAGCACCATTGGATTTGATAAACCACTCGTCATGGTTACCGCTTATGGCGTTTACGGGTAGTTTGGTCGTGGCAAATACTTGTCGGCCAAGTTCTAATTGTGCGGTATAACCTATTTCGGACAACTCATAAATATGCCCTTCCCTTCCTGA